TCTCCCGAAGACCAGAGTGCCATGAACATTGATGGTGCTCTCAGAGAATGGTTTCAGCACGGACGCGATAAGTATGAATTGCGCCGTCAGCAGATGATTCAAGTTGCCGAAAAAGCAAACCTCTCCCACATGTGTTCTGAACTCCAGATCACTTATGACCAACGTCTTGATATGTTCAAGGAGAAGTATGGCTGCTAATTTGGTGGCACCGTCCCGCAATGACGAAAAACTTGAGCAAACCCCGGAGCTATTCGTGGTGATAAGTTTAAAATAGCACTCATGTATTGGTTTACCGTATGTTAGATAGTTTGTATGTTTGTATACTATATATAGGCTTGCGTGTTTCATGGCAGTCAGTGGACTACCCCTATTTAGGGGAGATTTCGCCAATCAACCAAATATACTGAGGACGGAACGTAAAGTAGCGTAACCGATCCAAGATACTTAAATTACTTACTAGCCAAAATAATTCAAGTGCTGAAGGAGGTGCAGCGTATAACATTTCCAAAGTCTCGAACGAAACGAGCGCCCAGACGACGAACTTCGTCGATGGGGACACTCCGTGGTCATACGACATCGTCGCAAGCCCGGACTCAACAACAGAGCTCGCAGGTTTCAGCGACGCTCAGTTGGGTGATTTCTTATCTCGCCCAATCAAAATCAAGGAGTACCAGTGGACTCCGTCGTCTTCGTTGTCGGTTACGCGTTTCAATCCGTGGACCGAGTTTTTCGGCAATGCTGACGTTCTTGACAAAATTAATCGCTATCGTAACTTGCGTTGCAACCTTCGTTTGAAGGTGTTAGTCAACGGTAACAGCTTTTACTACGGTCGTGCTCTATTATCTTACAATCCATACGTAACTGATGATGAGGTCACCGTGAATAGAGCTTTTATTGCGCAAGATTTGATTCAAGCATCTCAGAAACCACATTTGCTATTAGATCCTACTTCTTCTCAGGGAGGAGAAATGCTCTTGCCATTTATATGGCCAGAAAATTACTTGGATATTACTAAAGCAGGGTGGCCTGATGAGATGGGTGAAATCGATATTCACGATTTTGATGTCTTACAACATGCTAATGGGGGAACTGATCCCATTACCATCACTGTATTCTGTTGGGCTGAGAACCTGACTCTTTCAGTTCCTACTACTGCTGTCGCTCAAGGCGCAGTTGACAAGGCGGATCTAGACGAGTTTGGTTTCCCAAAACCCTACAGTCCCCAAGCGGGATCACAGAACAAGAAAGCAATGAAGAAATCTAATAACACATCAGGAAATGATGAGTTTAAAAGAGATGGACTTATTAGCAAACCGGCGTCAGCAATTGCTACTGCAGCTGATGCACTTTCTATGATCCCAGTGTTAGCTCCATATGCTAAAGCAACTTCAATGGTTTCTACCAGAATTGGAGATGTAGCCCGCATTTTTGGATATTCCAGACCCCAGGTGATGGAAGACACTAGGTCCTACGTTCCACGATTTGTGGGAAATATGGCCAATAGTGATGCTCCGGAACCACTGGTCAAACTGAGTTTAGATTCTAAGAATGAACTCACAGTGGATACTCGTGTAATGGGACTTGGTGGTGAGGATGAACTCACTGTTAATTCCATTTGTAAGCGTTGGTCATATTTTCGACAATTTGACTGGCCCGAATCTGCAACGACTGACACACTTCTAACTTCTATGGTGGTTTCACCACTATTTGGAGAAAAAGTGACGTCAGCTCCTGTGCAGGAATTACACAGTACAGCCCTGACATTTGGTTCTTCCCCTTTCGAGGCGTGGCAAGGTTCTATCAAATTTAGATTTAATGTTGTCTGCTCCGAATATCATCGGGGAAGAATTCGTATCGTATATAATCCAGCAACTAGCCCTGCAGGTGCCATCCCATTTAATCAAACTTACTCAACAGTTGTCGATATCTCTGAAAATCGTGACTTTGAATATGAGGTGAAGTGGGCTGACATTCGTGCTTGGGCTCTTAATGCTGGAGTTGGAGCAATTGCGTCATCTACCATATATGACGATTCCAACCCAGTAACATGTGGAGGACAATACGACAATGGGTCACTGTCAGTTTATGTTGTGAATGAACTCGCAACTCCATCCCTTACTGCAGCTGATGTGAAGATTCAGGTGTGGGTAGCTGCTGGCGATGATTTCGCTGTGGCAGTACCAACAACTAAAAATCTTTCTCTGATCTCCTATCATGCTCAACAAGCAGAGATAGCACCAGGAGAAGCATTGGCTTCAGCAGAAGACACTTCCAATTCTCCCGGTTGTGTCGCCGAAGTGCAGAGTTTTGCACCCGGTGAGACTATTCCAGAAGATAATCAGTATCTGGTGTACCAAGGTGAACGCATCGTATCATTACGAGAAATGTTGAGGCGTTATCACTTTCACAATTCTTACTGGCCTGGTGGGGATGGAACCACAACCAGTTCACGCTCCATTGCTTATAATATCCATGATTTTCCTTTCTATCGAGGTTGGGAAACTAACGGACAAGATACAGCATTAGACTCAACGGCAGCTACTTCAGCCTATAATTTTTGTAGCACTACACTAATGAACTACTTGACTCCAGCTTTTGCTTGCAGAAGGGGAGGATTGAGACATAAAGCAGTGTTAACAACTCTCGGCGGTTCAACTCGTCAAAATAGTTTTGCGGTAGCTCGTCACAATATTATTGGGAAAGTCAACAGTATTGATGAGCACTTACAAACTGGTGTCAATGGAGACAAGCGTTCAAAGCGCTTGGACCTTATGGCAAGCGGATTAGGCGGAACTCATGTTTCTCCAGCAGGAACAAACCCTGTATTGGAGTATGAGACACCGTTTTACTCAATGGGACAACGATTTGTGCCTGCACGAAAGATTAATCTATACAATGAAGTCGATCGTGCACATGAAATTTCCTGCGATGTGCCAGGAAGTACAGCTGATAATGCGTACCGTATCGATAGGTATGTGAGCATTGCTGAAGACTTTCAACTTGGTATGTACGTAGGAGCACCAATCGTGTACTACTATGGAGATCCAACTGCTGTATCGTAAGAGACTTTTGGGGCAGGTCTCATGCCAGCAATATTCGCGATGGAATTAAAACATCACTCTACTATGAGGTTAACTAGTCGGAAGAAACTCTCTCGAGAGTTAGGATACCACACGGCGGTCGTGTGGGGGTACAATCGTACAACGATTGTTTTCCTGAATGAGATATTTATATCTTACACTGAATCTTTGCAGATTCATAGGTTTTATGCATTAAACCCTTGTAAGATATTCGTATCTTATT